TTTGCAGGATCACAGTACACAGGTTGACTTGACGCTTAAGCAGCAGCAAACCGCAACCGCCGCCCAGCAACAGCAGACCTCTGCAACTGAGCAGCAGCTCAAGCAGAAAGAGCTGGCGTACTACAACCAATACGGCGGAGGGCCCGGAATTTCGGCCGAGCAGCAGCAGATGACGGCCTTCGTGAAGAACCCGCCAGCGGGCTACAAGCCGACTCCGACGGACTTTCTCCGGTACAAGGGCTCGATCGCGCCGCTTGCCAGATTCCAGATCGAAAGTGGGGGCGGGGGCGGTGCCGGCGCACCCGGCAACCAAGTAGCGCAGCGCTTCGGTATGTCGCCGACCGCTTTCGACCAGGCTGCGGAAAAGTACTTTACGACAGGCCAGCTACCGCCGCTCGGCCGCGGTGTTTCCGGAGTTTCGCTGAATCGTGCGTTGATGAACCGCGCAGCCGAGATCCATCCGGAAGGTAATCTCGCAAGCAACGAGGCGGCCTTTGCGGCCAACAAGAGCTCACTCACCAAGCTGCAAAGCAACTTCGACCAGGTGACGGCGTTCGAGAACACCGCGGGAAAGAATCTCGACACCTTCCTTGCCACAGCAAAGCGAGTTGTGGACTTCGGCTCTCCCCTGGTGGACAGGCCATTGCGAGAGGCCGCGCAGCTGGCCGGCGGCACCGACCAAGCTGCTTTCAACGCAGCGCGTACAACTGCATTAACCGAAATCTCGAAGGTGCTCAACAGTTCGAACGCTTCCGGCGTACTGTCGGATTCGGCCCGCCACGAGGTGGAAGGACTAATCGGGCCAGGAGCTACCCTGCGACAGATCTATAGCGCAGCGCAGATCCTCAAACAAGATATGGCGAACCGCCACCAAGCCTATCAGGAGCAGATTTCCGACATTCAGCAGCGGATCGGTGGTGCGGCCGGCCGACAACAACAACAGAAGCAGCAGCCGAGCAATGATCCGTTTGCACAATTCGGAGGCAGGGCCAGATGAGTAGCTCTAGCATGGTTCCGATGCTTTCTCCAGATGGGCAAATCGGAGATGTGCCGCACGACTGTGTAGGCGATGCGGTTAAGGCTGGTTTCAAGGTTGGCCAGGAAATGACATCTCCCGATGGGAAGGCCGGAGTAATTCCAGTTGATAGCGTACATGATGCTATTCATGCCGGTTTCCAGATGGTGCCTCCCGGTATGCCAACAACGCCCAACGCGATTCAGGATGAGATAAATAAGCCAGCAAATCCTATGGCAGGTTTCCCTGGTGGTGCGCCTGGTGTCCGTCGTGTCTATAACGACAAGGAACTGGCGGCGGCCGAGATTGGCATAGGTGCAGCGGGGTTGGTCGCTGGTGCCCCGTAATTGGGACACTCGCGGCTAGTCCTGCAGGCAACGACCAATTCAACACACCGGTTACTCTTCCGGTTTCAACCATTCGGCAAAGCATCGCCGACCAAGAAAAAATCGACGCCAAGGTACATCGCCAGCACCAGGCCGATATCGCCAAAGCGGATCGGCTGCCAGCAGAAATCGGTGGATCTGGCAAGTGAGCCTAACGCCTAAACAGCGGCAATTCGTCGATAGCTACCTGCGTCACGTCAATGGCCAGGTAGCAGCTGTTGATGCTGGCTACAGTCGCGCCCGTGCACGCCAGGCAGCACACGAGATACTCAGCAACGACGAGGTGTGCGCAGAGATCGAGAAGCGGCAGATGAAGCCTAGCTTAGCGGCTGTAGTCAAGTCATCGAAGGATATCACGCCCGAGTACTTCGACGGCACAATACTGCGCATCATCGAGGAAATCGAAAAACACGGACTCGGCAACTGCAAGTAACAGGCTTGGCCAAATTTATGGAGATGTTAGGCCGAAGGAAAGGCTTTTTCCAGGAACGAGTAGAGGTGGACATGGGCCAGAATATGGTTCAAATCCTATTGGGAGGCAGGTAGCGAGCGCGGTTAGAAGCCAAGGAAGAAAAGCCGGAAGATGGAAACGACGGAACAACTCGAAACTGATCCGCGGTTGGCCCTAGCGCAGGACATTGCATGGTTTTACGACAATCCGTTGCAATTCGTTTTGTACTGCTGGCCGTGGGGCAAATCGGGAACAATCCTCAAAGACCATACCGGGCCGGACGCTTGGCAAACTGACTTCTTGCGCAAGCTGGGCGAAGAAGTGCGCGCACGCAAATTCGACGGCCACCACGCCGTGCCGCCGATCCGCATGTGCGCGGTCAGCGGCCACGGGATTGGTAAAAGCGTTCTGGCTGCTTGGGTCGTTTTATGGATTATGGCCACCAGGACGAACTGCAGGGGAATCGTGACGGCCTCGACGTTTCAGCAGTTAAGTACCCGAACGTGGGCGGCGATATCTGAGTGGTTACGCACGTCGGTGGTCGCTGACTGGTTTGAGATAAGTACGGACCGGCTATGGTACAAGGGTTTCAAGGACAGTTGGTTCTGCACCGCGCAAACTGCGCAAGAACAGTACTCGGAATCTTTCGCCGGCATTCACGCAGCATCGAGTACACCGTTTGTGATTGTCGATGAAAGCAGCGGCGTACCGGACAAAATTTTTGAAGTGGCACAAGGCGCGACAACTGACGGCGAGCCGATCGTCCTGGCCCTCGGAAATCCGACCCGCAACAGCGGCTGGTTTTACAGAGCTGCTTTCGGTAGTGATCGCGCTCGATGGATTCGGTTTAGCGTCGATTCCAGAACCTCTAAATTCGCGAATAAGGCGCTACTTCAGGAATGGATTGACGACTTCGGTATTGATTCCGACTTCGTTCGAGTCAGAGTTTTAGGCGAGGCGCCGAAGGCTAGCGTTTCGCAATTTATCGGTCACGACGTCGTTGCCCGTGCCGAAAGTTTAAGGCTACTGCCTATTCACATATGCCGAAGATTTTCGGGATTGACGTCGCCCGGCAAGGTGACGACAGATCGGCTATTGTTTGTCGGCAGGGCAGGTAGTTGTCGATGCTACAGGCCTGGGAGTCGGGACAGTCGACGAGTTGAAGCATTGCGGCTACCGGCGATTGGTTCATGAATTCATGGCTGGCGGGAAGGCCATGAACAACAATAAGCACGCCAACAAGCGGGCTGAAGCCTGGGATGCGATGCGGGCGGCTTTGACTGCAGGAATCGAGTTACCCGACGATCCAGACTGGGAAACTGACCTCTGCGGCACCGAGTTTGGCTTCAACAACAAGGGCGCGATTCAACTAGAGCGCAAGGACATGATGAAAAGTCGCGGTTTACCTAGTCCTGACTTAGGCGACTCGCTGGCTATGACATTTGCCGTCAATGTTGCCTCTAGTTTCCGTATTCCGGCTGTGAGTACGCCTATTAATGTACAGCCAGGTCTAGGAGTTGAGTCGATGGATGCGGTGAAAGGGAAATATGAACCTAGACGACCATATCAGGGAAGTTGTAAAGGAAGAGATTCTAGAGACACAGAGTAATTGGATTCAGACGATAAAGAGGGTAGACCAGCTACTGGCTGCCATGCGGGCAATTTTGAACCAACCCGAGGCGAAGAAATGACTGAGAGCGTGGCATGAAGCAGGCAGACGAAGTAAAGCTACGGCAGGCAATTGCAAGGGAAGTCAAGAAGATGGTCGAGGCAACCCCTCGTCCACCGAGATCGCCGGTAAGCGAACAGTTAGACGGCACTGGCAAGCCCGCTGAGCCAGGTCAGCAAGTAGTTAGTACTCGAGAGGCCTGGTGCGCCCAGCATGGAAACTACCAGGATCAGCAGATCGCGCTGAAGATCCAGGATGGGGACTATAAGCCCTACCTGCTTCCGTATTGGGTAGGCTGTCCTAAATGCCGGGAAGATTGGGAAGCTGGTAACAAGGCCGAGGCTAGGTTTTTGCAGTCTGTAAATATGCTGAATAGGTTCAGGTGATTGTATATGGGGTATGGGGCATAGTATATGGGGTGGGTAGCCAGAAAAGACTAGAGCGCCACCCATAATCTTGGAGTCCCTTTTTGTTCCGGATTTCGAATGAAGTTGAGGCGCCGATTTCTTGCGCCACGTTGGCCCAGGACGAGCTGCTGGCCTGTCGGCAATGATATTCCTCGACCGAAATCGGACGCTTCGAGGCTTGGCAAAACACGACGTTGCACGACCCGCTTCGTTGAGTAGCGACTAGTTACCGCGGCGTGCGCCAGCGATCGACAACGATCACTCTCACCACGCTAATTCAACCCGCCTGGCAGTCCGCAATTCCTGAAATGGGAGTTTTGAGCACGTCAAGGTAGGACTGAAGCCAAGCCCCGCTCCTCTCCCGTAGCGCCGCGGCCCCGTTTTAGGGCTTTCTTATTATGAATAAGGCTGCACTTTTTGCTTGGACAATTCGAGGCTTATAGGAACGCGGAAGCAGCAGGGTCGAAACGACCTGCCAGACAGGTAACTTTGCTTGTGCAATATCTTCTACCACAAAAAGCCCACCAGATTTC